CTGACTCACCGCGTTGGCCGCTACCCGACCAAGCGCGATGGCGGTGCTACTTGGCACGGCATCTGGATGGACACGAACCCGATGGATGATGACCATTGGTGGTTCAAGCTGGCAGAGAAAGAGCCGATCACCGGCAAGTACGCCTGGAAGTTCTTCAAGCAGCCAGGGGGCGTCATGGAAGTCGCCAAAGAAAATCTTCCTGAGATGCCAGAGGCTAACGACCACATCTTTGCGTCTGGTAAGTGGTGGAAAGTTAATTCGCTAGCAGAGAATTTGAAGAATCTACCCGGTGGCTACTACTTGCAGCAGCTCGCAGGCAAGACCCTGGACTGGATTCGCTGCTATGCCGAGGGCAAGTACACGTTTGTGCAGGACGGCAAGTCTGTTTGGCCCGAGTACGACGACAACATCATGGCCGCTGACCTCGAACCTGACCCCAATTTCCCGATCCAGGTGGGTCTGGACTTTGGTTTGACGCCTGCTGCTGTCTTTGGCCAGCGTATGCACAATGGCCAGTGGCGTGTTCTGCACGAAATCGTCACCTTTGACATGGGCCTAGAGCGCTTTGGGCAGAGTCTGATGGCTGAATTGCAGACCAGATTCCCCAAATACGATATACGCATCTGGGGTGACCCAGCCGGTATGCAGCGAGATGCCATCTACGAGACCACTGCCTTCGAGTATCTGCGTAGCCTGGGCCTCAAAGCCGAACCAACACTCACTAACGACTTCAAAGCACGCCGTGAAGCAGCCGCCGGCCCAATGAACCGCATGGTGCAGGGTAAGCCTGGACTGCTGGTGAACCGTTCCTGCAAGCTATTGAGGAAGTCGCTGTCTGGTGGCTACCACTTTAAGCGCATTGCAGTGGGTGCTGGCCACGAAAGGTTCCGCGACACACCCAATAAGAACGAACACTCGCACGTTGGGGACGCTTTTGGCTACCTGCTCACTGGCGGCGGCGAATATCGTCAATTGACCCGTGGCAGCAACAAGCCAAGCGGGGTTCCGTTCATTGCACAGACGGTGGCCAATAGTGAATTCGATATATTTGGATGATTTCCTGCCGGCACTGCCGCCATATATCACGCTAGTCCCCTTTCGGCCCGAACACGCAAACATGATCAAGGCCCGTGACCGCACAGCGGCTGCGTTGGCCATCTCCACAGAAGACATCCTGCGTGTACAGGCAATGTCAGGCCACGCTATCACCGCACTCCTGCACGGCAAACCAGCCGCTTGCTTTGGATCCGTCCAAATTTGGACTGGACTAGAGGAAATGTGGTGTTTGCTGGAGAATAGCTCCAGAAACTACGCCTTATCTCTTACAAAGATAGCGATTGCCTACCGTGATTTCAGGACGATAGCAGGAAATTTGCATCGTTTGCAAATAACAGTAAGATCGGATGACCTAAGGGCCGTCCGTTGGGGTAAGGCCATAGGTTTTGAGACCGAAGGCCGCATGAAAAAGTACGGCCCTGATGGCAGTGATTTCTTCTTAATGTCGAGGACTTAAATCATGGGATTTTTAACTGGTGGTGGTAAGGCTGCTGCTGCTCAAGCCGCAGCAGCCAACAAACTGCAGCGTGAACAAATTGCTAAACAAGAAGCTATTGTTGAAAAACAAGAAATTGCTCTTTCAGAGCAACAAACTGATCTAGCTAAACGTGCTATGGCTAGCAGCCGCGCACGCCGTGGCGGTGGTCTTCGCGCTTTGCTCTCCGGTGAGCGTCAAGATGCCGAACTTGGCTTGCCTCAGAAAACAACCCTTGGCGCAGGAGTTTGATCATGCCTGGGCATTACGACTCTAAAGACAGCAAGATGAAGAGCAAGGTGGCCAAAGTCATGCGCGAGTACAAGGCCGGCAAGCTGAAATCGTCTAGTGGCCAAAAAGTTGCCAGTCAAAAGCAGGCTGTAGCAATCGCAATGAGCGAGGCCGGCGTTAAGCCGAAGAAGGCGTGAAAGAAGTCTGGGATAAAGATCGACCTAAGAAACTCGGCAAGCCCGAGAAGCTGACTGCTTTCCAGAAGAAGGCCGCCAAGATGATGGCCGACAAAGCTGGGCGCAAGTACCCCAATCTGGTGGACAACATGCGTGCGGCTCAAGGGAAAAAATAATGATGAAGATCGAAATCAGCTTTGGCGACGAGGGCGACGAAGAAGAAAAGCCCATGCCGCCTACGCCGTTTCAGCGCAAGGTTGCCAAGATGCTGGCCCAGCGGGCTGGCCGCAAGAAAGTGTCCGAGATGGACATGAAGATGGCCGCCGATCTTGAAGAAGATGCGATTGAAGGCGAGAGCGAAAGCTGATCATGGCCATAACGCTGATTGAGTTGGAATCCCTGACGACCAAGTCCCGGTTCGTCACGCCTGTTCAGAAGAACAACTCCGGCAACTTTGTCGTCGCTGGCGCTGACGCTCCCATGATCGTGGTGGATGTCAACCATCAGCGAAATCACGATGGCAGAGCATTCTTTGCGTACAAGCTTGCACCAGATTCTGCACCGTTGGCAGCTAATGCAAGCATCGACATTGTGTTAGCTTCTCCTGCTGGTGTGTTTCCGCATTTGACTCTTGATGGATTGTGTTGGGGTGATGCGGAGTTGTACGTCTACGAAGGAACGGCAACGACTGGTGGCACTTCATTTACGCCGATCAACCGAAATCGCAACTATGCCGTCAGCAATCCCAGCCAATCGGCGATGGTGATCAATCCAACGATCAACTCGCTAGGCACTGAGATTGATGGCCAGATTGTTCCGGGTGGTGTTGGCAAAAAGTCTGCTGGTGGATCATCTGCAACGCTTGAGTACGTCCTCAAGCCACTGACGAACTATCTGTTTCGGCTGACCAACGTGAACGGCACTTCTCATGCGGCATTCCTAGCACTGGAGTGGTACGAGTGAGTAAGCAAACGAACCCTGAAGACGGCCTAACGGAGGCCGGCAGGCGCTACTCCACGCGCAAAGAAGCCGCGAACCTCAAGGCGGCGACAGCTACGCTTGCCACGTCCGCGACTGCGCTAGCGACCGGGCGCACGATTGCGGTCACTGGCGATCTTGCGTACACGTCGCCGAGCTTTGACGGCAGCGCGAATATCACGGCGGCCGGAACCCTCGCTACCGTCAACAGCAACGTCGGCACGTTCGGCAGCGCGACTGCGGCGGCGACTATCACAGTCAACGCCAAAGGGCTTGTCACGGCGGCGAGCAACACGACCGTTACGCCGGCAGTCGGCAGCATCACCGGACTTGGCACGAACGTCGGAACCGCACTCGCCGTCAACGTCGGATCCGCTGGCGCAGTCGTCGTTCAAAACGGCGCCCTCGGTACGCCGTCCAGCGGGTCCGCTGCGAACTTCACCGCGATGCCAAAGCGCGACGTGGTTGACGCGCCGACCTTTGTCGCCGACGCGGGCGCATCCGACACCTACGCCGCAACGCTTTCTCCAGCGATCACGGCCTACGTCACCGGCACGCACTACCGTTTCAAGGCGAACACGGCGAACACGGGCGCGGCTTCGATCAACTTCAACGCCCTTGGCGCAGTCACAATCGTAAAAGTTGCTGGCGGCATCACGACTGCACTAGCCGACAACGATATTCGCGCGGGCCAGTGGGTTGATCTCGTTTACGACGGCACAAACATGCAGATGCAGTCCACGCTTGGCAACGCAGCAGCAAGTGGGGGCACAGATATTTTCACATTTGGAACCTTGGAGGTTCTCGGGGTTTTCGGAGGCAGTACGTTGTTGAGTAATCTGCCCTACCGCTCTTCTGCTGTTGGCTCTGGCACACTTACCCAATATGTAGGAAGCGATTTCTCTGCTATGGAGATACGAACAGGAACAACCTCTGGTTGGGGTCACTACTGGTTCTACTCGGCAAACTCGGCAACGTATAACATTTACGACCTTGACGAGACGCACACATGGAAAATGCAGTTTTTGATTAGGACAGGGGCTGATATAACCGACTTCCGGCTGATTGTTGGCGCGGTTGCCGTTGCCGGTACAGCTACTCCTGTAGACGGAATCGGTGTTCGCTTCGATACATCGCTAGGCGATAGCAATTTCCGACTTGTGG